ATGGCTAGAAAGAAGTAGCCCTTGACACACTTAATCTTCCCTGCTACTATTACGGTGGGGATGATATTTTAATCCTGCATAGCGGGGTTGCAATTATAGCTGTAGTTATTTAAGCTTGAACATGGTATAACTGTCCTTGTGGTTAGACATAAGGAGAGATACCATGTTCAAGAAATTTATTAAAGTACTACAAGATCATCAAATGCGTAGAGTGCAATACTGGCAGTTAGTTAATATGTCAGATTCTGCATTAAGAGATATAGGTATAACACGTGGCGAGATCAAAAGCAAGTTCTACAATAAAGAAAACATCTAAAGTCAATGAAGCAGGTAATTATACTAATCCTGCTTTGCGTAAGCGTCTTTTTGCAAGGATTAAAGCTGGAAGCAAAGGGGGCAAGGCAGGTCAGTGGTCTGCCCGTAAAGCTCAGATGCTTGCTAAAGCATACAAAGCAGCAGGGGGAGGATACAAGTCTTGAAAGTAAATGCACCCAAGGGCTATCATTGGATGAAACAAAAAGATAGCAGTTTAAAACTAATGAAGCATGACGGTAAGTTTGTCCCCCACAAAGGGGCAAGCCTTACTGCTAATTTTGCTGTTCAAAAGAAGCACACTAATGCCAAGCAAAAGTAGATCAGTTAAAGCAAAGAAAAAGACAGCCGCCAAGATGTACTCTGGCGGTTTAGCAAAAAGTCAAAAGAGCCTTAAGTCGTGGACTAAGCAGGATTGGAGAACTAAAAGTGGTAAACCTTCTACGCAAGGTCCAAAGGCTACAGGAGAGCGTTACTTGCCAGCTAGTGCTATTAAGGCTATGGGTGCTGGGACGTATGCGGCATCTTCAGCAAAGAAAAGAGCGGATACAGCAAAAGGTAAGCAGTTCTCTAAGCAACCTAAGAAAGCGGCTAAGGCTGCGAAACCGTACAGAAAGATGACATGAAAAAACTTACAGAAAAACAGCAGAAGTTTATAGATGTTTTATTTGAGGAAGCTAAGGGTAATCCTGTAGAGGCTAAACGTCTTGCTGGTTATGCAGATTCTGTATCTTCTACAAGCATTACAGGTGTTCTTCAGGATGAAATCTATGAAGCTACTAAACGTTACATTGCTTCCTCTGGTACACGTGTTGCATATGGTATGATGGAAGTCTTTAATGACCCTACACAGCTAGGCAATAAAGAAAAAATAGCAGTAGCTAAGGACTTTCTGGATCGTGCAGGATTTGTAAAAACAGATAAGATAGAAGTAAAGGCTGAAAGTCCTTTATTTATTTTACCAGCTAAAAATGAAAACTAATAAGACTTGGAGGCTACCTCCACCAGAAAAACTAAGTAGTGGTCTTAAATGGTTTCCTGTCGTCCGTGTAGGCAGGGTAGTGCCTTTTGGTTACGAGCAAGACCCTAATGATGAAGACATACTACTACCTCTGACTGAGGAACTAGAAACACTGGAACTAGCAAAGAAACATCTTAAACAATACAGCTACAGGGATGTTGCAATTTGGTTAAGCGAACAAACCGGCAGATCAATCTCTCATGTCGGACTAATGAAAAGAGTAAAACTTGAGCGAAAACGTAAGACAGACGCTGAAAATGCACGGTACTACGCCCAGCGCTACAAAGAAGCGGAAGCAAAAGCGAGGCGTCTTGAAGAAGAAAGATTCGGTTCAATTAGAAAAGAAACCGAAGACAGTTCCAGCGACAGCACTGCCAGAGCCGATTGAAATAGAAAAAGCTCAAGAAGTTATCTTTGAGGCTAATCCCGGCCCTCAGACAGACTTTCTTTCAGCTTCAGAACAAGAGGTTTTATACGGAGGAGCAGCAGGTGGGGGCAAGTCTTTTGCTATGTTGGCTGATCCTGTTAGGTATTTTAACAATCCTTTGTCTAACAAACTTCTAGTCCGTAGAAGTACAGAGGAACTAAGAGAACTTATATCTGTTTCAAAGCAACTATATCCCAGAGCAATTCCGGGAATTAAGTTTTTAGAAAGAGAAAAGACTTGGATAGCTCCTTCTGGTGCGTCTTTATGGTTAAGTTATTTAGATAGGGATGATGATGTTTCTAGGTATCAAGGACAAGCTTTTAACTGGATTGGTTTTGACGAACTTACCCAATGGCCTACACCTTTTGCTTGGAATTATATGAGGTCACGACTACGTACTACTAAGAACAGTGGACTTGATCTTTATCAAAGGGGAACTACAAACCCCGGAGGAGCAGGTCATCAATGGGTTAAGAAAACTTTTGTAGACCCTGCACCGCATAATACTAGCTTTAATGCTACTGATCCAGAAACAGGAGAAGTAATAGCTTGGCCTAAAGGACACTCAAAAGAAGGTGAACCTTTATTTAAACGTAGGTTTATTCCTGCTACTTTGTTTGATAACCCTTACCTTGCTGATGATGGTATGTATGAAGCTAATCTGCTGTCTTTACCTGAGCATCAACGTAAACAACTGCTTGAAGGTAATTGGGATGTAAATGAGGGTGCTGCTTTTCCTGAGTGGAATCGTAACATACACGTAGTAGAGCCTTATGAGATACCTAGTAGTTGGGCAAAGTTTAGAGCATGTGACTATGGTTATGGTTCTTACACAGGAGTAGTATGGTTTGCTGTAGCGCCTGATGAACAACTTGTAGTCTACAGAGAAATGTATTGCTCAAAGGTCATAGCTACTGACCTAGCTGATATGATCTTAGAAGTAGAAGAAGGTGAAAAGATTCGGTATGGAGTTTTGGACTCTTCTTTGTGGCATAATCGTGGTGACACTGGCCCATCTCTTGCTGAACAAATGATTATGAAGGGTTGTAGATGGAGACCTTCTGATAGGTCCAGAGGCTCTAGGGTAGCAGGTAAAAACGAACTACACAGACGTTTACAAGTAGATGACTTTACGGAAGAACCTAGATTAGTGTTTTTTGAAACCTGTACTCACACTATTAGTCAAATACCTGCACTACCCTTGGACAAGAACAACCCTGAAGATGTGGATACACATGCAGAAGACCACTTGTATGATGCATTACGTTACGGTATAATGACAAGACCTAGAAGCAGTCTATTTGATTTTGACTATTCTACACAAAACTCTGGGTTTCAAGCAGCAGACCCTACATTCGGATATTAAGGAAATATTATGGAAGAAGACTATATTGAGAACTCTATGGAATCAGAGCAATCTTCAGCTATTGAGGATGTAAAAGAGTCTGCGTATAACGACCCTAAGTCTGGCAATATTTATAATTACGTTCGTGAAAAATATAGTAAAGCTTCTGATGCAAGAGAAACAGAAGAAAATCGTTGGCTAAAGTCTTATCAAAACTATAGGGGTATTTATGGACCTGATGTACAATTCACTTCTACGGAAAAGTCTCAGGTATTTATTAAGGTTACTAAGACAAAAGTTCTTGCCGCATATGGACAGATTGTAGAAGTACTCTTTGGAAATCATCGTTTTCCTATTAGTGTTGATCCTACTACTTTGCCTGAAGGTGTAGAAGAAGCAGTACACTTTGAGGCTGATGATAAACTTAAAAAAGCACAAGAAGCTTCTCCTGAAGATATGAAGTTAAAACCGGGAGAAACCACACCTCAATTTAAAGAACGTCTTGCAGGACTACAAAGTACACTTGCTCCTGTAATGGATAATTTAAAAGAAGGTCCGGGAAAAACTGCTACTGCTATTACTTTTCATCCTGCAATGGTTGCAGCTAAAAAGATGGAAAAGAAAATACACGATCAGCTAGAAGAGTCTAACGCCAATAAACAACTACGTGTAGCTGCATTTGAAGCTGCTTTGTTTGGTACTGGTGTTATGAAAGGTCCGTTTGCGGTAGATAAAGAATATCCTAATTGGTCAGACTCAGGTGAATATTCTCCTACTATTAAAACCGTGCCATATACAGCTAGTGTATCTCTTTGGAATTTTTATCCTGATCCTGATGCATCTAATATGGATGAAGCTGAGTATGTAATAGAACGTCACAAAATGTCTCGTAGTAAGATTCGTGGACTAAAACAACGTCCTTTCTTTAGAAAAAATGCTATTGATACTGCTATCTCTTACGGAGAAAACTACGTAAAAGAGTGGTGGGAACAGGCAATGGAGGATGACGCCCAAGAGTCAAAAGCAGAACGCTTTGAGGTTCTTGAGTTTTGGGGTATGATTGACACTGAGATGTTAGAAAATCATGACATTGATGTACCAAAGGAAATGAAGGATTTAGATCAAGTTAGTGTAAACATCTGGACTTGTAACAACCAAGTATTGCGGTTAGTTATGAATCCATTTACTCCTTCTACTATTCCCTACTACGCTGTTCCTTATGAGCTAAACCCTTACAGTTTGTTTGGTGTAGGTATTGCTGAAAACATGGATGACACACAGACATTGATGAATGGCTTTATGCGTATGGCTGTGGACAATGCTGCACTGTCAGGCAATATGGTAATAGAAGTAGATGAAACTAACCTAGTTCCGGGACAAGATTTAAGTGTATATCCTGGAAAAGTCTTTAGACGTCAGGGGGGTGCGCCGGGACAAGCTATTTTTGGTACTAAGTTCCCTAACGTATCTAACGAAAACATGCAGATGTTTGACAAGGCCAGAGTTCTAGCTGATGAGTCTACGGGCTTTCCTAGCTTCGCTCATGGTCAGACAGGAGTTCAAGGTGTCGGACGTACAGCTTCTGGCATTAGTATGCTCATGTCTGCTGCTAATGGTTCTATACGGAATGTAGTTAAGAATGTAGATGACTATCTCCTAGGTCCACTAGGTAAAGCATTCTTTAGTTTTAATATGCAGTTTAACTTTGATGAAGATATCAAAGGTGATCTTGAAATTAAAGCACGTGGTACTGAAAGCCTGATGGCTAACGAAGTACGTAGTCAACGTCTAATGCAATTCCTTGGTGTGGTACAGAATCCTGTACTAGCTCCTTTTGCTAAGATGGATTACATCATACGTGAGATTGCTAAGTCTATGGACCTTGATCCTGACAAGCTGGTTAATAACATGGGTGATGCTGCAGTACAGGCTGAGATACTTAAAAAGTTCCAAGCAGAGAATCCAGAGCCACCTAAACCACAAGCAGCACCACAGGGAGGCCCACAGAAGCCACCAGCGGGGGCACAGGTACAAGACACCCAAGGCAGCGGTGGGGGTACTATAGGAACAGGCTCGGTGCCTACACCGGGAGAACAGGGCTTCTCAGCTAATAAAGGACCAATGCAGTGAGTTTAAAACTACTGGTAAACAACAAAGAAGCATGGGATGCTTTTGAAGCAGAACTAGATGAGCGTATTCAGGCAAGTTACAAAATGTTTTCTCAGTCAGACGAAGAACACGTAATGTATAGGCTGCAGGGTCAGGTACATGCCTTGAATGCCCTAAAACAACTTAGACTAAAGGTTAATGCTAATGGCTAAAGATCAAACAGAAATGGCTTTTATGGAAAATGCAGATGAAACAGTAGACCCAGTATCAGGTAATGATGTACCTCCCGGTTCTCTACCAGAGGAAGTACGGGATGACATTGATGCTAAACTTAGTGAGGGTGAGTATGTTGTTCCTGCTGATGTTGTTCGTTATTACGGTGTAAAGTTTTTTGAAAATCTTCGTACAAAAGCAAAACAGGGCTTGCAACAGATGGATGAAGATGGTAGAATAGGTGGTGAACCTACTTCAGAAATGTCTTTGCCTTTTGATATATCCGAGTTAGAAGTAGAAGATGATGACGGTATGCGTATGGCTGTAGGAGGTTTAGTTGCTGCATATGCTGTAGGAGGGTATACAGGTGTAGGCTCTAGCTTTGGTGGTTACGGTGGGTACACTGGTTATAAACCATATGATCCTACTGTACAACCTGTTACTACTAGTACTCCTACTCCTACTCCTGTGGCTACCACTACTGCTGCTCCTGTTAATACAGGTTCACAGCTAAAAACATACTACGATAAAATGGGTAATCCTGTCTCTGTAATGTTTATTAATGGACAACCTCAACAATCTTTACAAGGACTAACTACAAGTAATCCAAATGCATCAGGTGATTCAGGTCCAGTAAATGTAAATTTAAATAACCCTTTAGTTAATGACCCTGTATCTTCTGGAACTTCTGCTAGACAAGAAGTAGATAAAGACAACCTTCTTAATATGGACTCTGACCAATTAGATAGTTATATAGCTACTCAAATGGGTAAAGGTGAAGGAATTATGGAAAGAATTGTTCCGGGACTTGTAGGGGCTGCAGTTTCTACAATTAATCCTTTAGCTGGATTAGCAGTAGGTCAAGGAATGGTTTCAAGATCAAATTTAAAAGGACTTGAAAATGCTGAGGTAGCTTTAAAAGTCATGGAGTCTAGGTTTGGATCGTCAGAAAATAAAGACGTAGCAGCAGCTAGGGCATTGCAGAAACAAAGAATTGAAGAGCAAAGAAAAGGTGGTCTTGCTGATGAATTACTTTCAAAACTGTACAACAATGCCGATGCAAGGGCAAAAGCAATTCTTGAATCTCCTATAAGTTCTGCAACAGAAAGAGATGAAACTAAAAAAGCTTTTTCTAAATCTGCAGTAGCTCCAAGCCAACAACCTAAATATACCAGAAGTAAGGCTGAAGAATTACTTGGTGTAAAAACACCTTCTCTAAGGGTTGAAACAAGAGCCAGTGATGGGAGAGAAGCAGTTGCTAACAGTAAAGACCCTTCTCAATATAATTGGGAAGATGTAAATAGATTAAGAAGTCATGATAGCGCTGCAAATAGAAATAAACTTGCACAATGGAATCGTGAAGTAGAAGCTGGAAATGCTAAAACAGGTAGCAGTAAAGGTGTAGGTGGTGGTGGAGAAGGAAGTGATAAGATTGTTTGCACTGCTATGAATGAAGCTTATGGTTTTGGTTCTTTTAGAAATAAAATATGGTTGACTCACTCTGCTAAACATCTAACAAAAGCTCATCAAGTTGGTTATCATACGTTATTTTTACCTCTTATTAATTTAGGTTATAAAAAAGACTATAAATTTATACGTGCGTGTTTAGAAAACATTGCAAGACACAGAACTTCAGATATATATTATCAAAGTAAAGGTTCAAAAAGGGATACATTAGGACGTATATATAGATTTACATTAGAACCTTTGTGTTATATAGTAGGCAAAATAGTACTTTTAAAAGGAAATAAAAATGGAAATTGATATTAATGGAGCTTATGAAAGGTATGAAACCCTTACTGATGAAGAAAAAAATATAATAAGAGAAGTTATGAATGGTCCTGCAAAAGCAGTAATAGAAAAACTTTTTGGATCAAGTTTAGTAACTGCACTTGGAACTTTTGCTGCCCCTACTCCTACACCAAAGAAACGTACAATGGCTCCAACAATGCCTCAACAACAACCACAAGCTAAACCACAAGGATTGGCTGCACGACCACAACGATAAGGCTACCCAGTTACGACTGGCCCCAACATAAGGAAATAAAATGCCTGAACTAGCTACAATGGAAACACCTAAAACTGCAGGGTTTGTAAACCCTAAACATAATAATCGTAATCGTAAACGTATTGAACAGGAAGAAAAAGAACTAGAAGAGCTTCTAAGTCCCAAAGAGGAGCAAGAAGTTGAAGCCAAAGAAGATGTTTCTGACTCACCTGCAGAGGTCAAGGAAGAAGAAACAGAAACCCTTAGTAGGGAAGAAAAGTCTTTCAAGAAACGCTATGGTGATTTACGTAGACATGCAGCGGAAAAAGAAAAAGAATACAAGGAACGTCTTGAAGCCCTAGAACATCGTATGGCTAACGAGACTATTGTTCCTCCCAGTTCAGATGAAGACATTGCTGAATGGGCAAATAACCATCCTGATGTAGCCAGTATAGTTGAGACTATTGCTGCTAAGAAAGCACAGGAGATGTTTGACAAAGCGGATAGCCGCTTAAAAGAACTAGATGCTATTAATGTTCAAGCATCACGTAAAACTGCGGAAAATCAAATTCGTGAAGTTCATGCTGACTTTGATGACCTGCGAGACTCAGACACATTTCATGACTGGGTAGAAGAGCAACCTAAGTGGGTACAGGATGCACTGTACGAAAACTCAGAAGACGCTCGTTCAGTAGTACGTGTTATTGACTTGTATAAATCAGACAAGGGAATGACAAAAGAAGGTAAAAAAGCTAAGACTAAAGCCGCTGCCTCTGCTATTGTTAAAAGTTCTAAGGCAGAATTAGACGCAGACGAGACTCAAGGCTCTATTAAAGAGTCTGATGTTAAGCGTATGTCAGCCCAAGAGTTTGAAAAACGAGAAGAAGAAATTACTAAAGCAATACAATCTGGTAAATTTATTTACGATATATCAGGTTCTGCGCGTTAATACCTATTGACAAAAGTATTTTTGTCAGTATAACTAGGGGTATAGTAAAAAGAAGCCACCATTATGGTCTACCTTCCCTACTAACCCCAATCAAACTAAACAAAAAAAGAATAAGACTTACCTGTTTAAGTATAGGCCCATTTACCCTAAACCGTAAAATGATTGATTTTACTTTAGGCCGTAAATGCACCCTAGAAAATTACAGCCTCTTATGTTTTGTGTTTAGCTCACAAAGCCTACACTTTATAGGAGGATTAATTATGGCTTTTACAACAGCAACAGGTTATGGGAATTTACCGAATGGTAATTTTAGCCCTGTAATCTATTCTAAAAAAGTACAACTTGCTTTCCGCAAGAGTACTGTATGTGGTGATATCACCAACTCTGATTATTTTGGCGAAATTGCCTCACAAGGTGATACCGTCAAAATTATTAAAGAGCCAGAAATTTCTGTTTCCGAGTATGCACGTGGTACTAACGTAACCGCACAAGACTTGGAAGACGAAGATTTCTCTCTTGTTATTGACAAAGCTAATTACTTTGCTTTCAAAATGGATGACATTGAAGAAGCTCATAGCCACGTCAACTTTATGGACCTTGCAACTAATCGTGCTGCATACCGTCTTGCTGACCAACATGACCAAGAAGTTCTTGGCTACATGGCGGGTTACAAACAGTCTTCTTTGCACAGTAAAGCTGATGCACTGAACACTACCGTAAACGGTACTAAAGCAGTATCAACTGCTGGTTCTAACGAACTGCTTTCTTCTATGCAACTGAAGAAAGGTGACTTCGG